TAATATCTACGTGATCCGTAAAGATAATACCGATAAAGTAATTAATCAGTTGCGTGTACCATTATCATATGCACCGAGCACTAGCTTTCTTGACCGGATTCGTGAAAACACGGACTTAACAACTGACACAAAGGTAGCAATTAAGCTACCTCGTATGTCATTTGAAATTACTTCGTATCAGTATGATTCACAGCGTCAGCTACAGAAAACTAACTCTCTTAATCGTGCTGCAGCAGATCCGAATAAAAGAAGTAAGATCTATACCTTTACACCTTACTTAATTTCTTTTCAGCTTAACATCTACGCTAAAACACAAGATGATGCGCTGCAAATTATCGAGCAGATTATACCATACTTTTCACCACAGTATACTTTAACGATTCGTCCATTTGCAGATTATAGCGATATTAAAGAGGACGTTCCGATTACCTTAAATGGTATTAACTATTCGGATGCTTACGAAGGTGCTTTAGATCAAAGACGTATCATTCAGTATACATTAGACTTTACTATGCAAGCGAACTTCTATGGTCCGACGAGCGAACAGAGTATTATTCGTAAAGCAATTGTAGATTTCTATACAGGCAACGATATTGACTCAGATGGTGCATTTGCACTGTACAGTCCATCTTCCCGTATCACTGTAGAACCTAATCCGTTAAACGCAACAGCTGATAGCGACTACGGATTTACTACGAACATATATAGCATGGAAGATGGTGATAGTGATAAGGCAGGATGGCCGTATTATGAATGATTCAGACAATTTTAAAAACGACTATGATTATTCAAGAGAAGTTCTTTACGATCTAATCGAAAAGGGTCGTGGAGCTTTAGAAGATATGATCGAGGTCGCGCGCTCGAGCGAGCACCCGCGTGCGTTCGAAGTACTATCTGGACTGATTAAAAATACAGCAGATGTAAACGATAAGCTTCTTGATCTGAATAAGAAGCACAAAGATATTAATACAAAAGAAAAACCCCAGCAGGTTGCGGGTCAGACTACGAACAATCTGTTTGTAGGATCAACTACTGACTTACAGCGTATGCTACAGAACCAAATGAAACCTGATAATGTGGTGGATATCACCCCGAGATTGAATGATAAAGAATGAAAAAGAAGGCTACCTCGGTAATCCAAACGTAAAACGTGACGGTGTAATCCAAGGTTGGTCAGAAGAAACAATCCAAGAATATATGAAGTGCATGCAAGATCCTGCGTATTTTGCAGTCACTTATTGTAAGATTATCTCGCTTGATAAAGGTCTAGTAAACTTTAAGTTATATCCTTATCAAGAAAAGATGTTCCAGCACTTCAACGATAATCGATTCACTATCGTTCTTGCATGTCGTCAATCTGGTAAGTCTATCTCGTCCGTGGCATATCTGCTTTGGTTTGCTATATTCCATTCTGAAAAGAATATTGCAGTACTAGCAAACAAAGGTGCCACTGCTCGAGAAATGCTAGCACGTATTACTTTAATGTTAGAAAACTTACCATTCTTTTTACAACCTGGTACAAAGGCACTGAATAAAGGTTCGATAGAGTTTAGTAATAACTCTAAGATTTTTGCTGCTGCTACATCCGGTAGTTCTATTCGTGGTCAATCGGTTAACTTACTATATCTCGACGAATTTGCGTTTGTTGAAAATGCTACAGAGTTCTATACATCAACATACCCGGTTGTTTCATCTGGTAAAGATACAAAGGTAATTATTACATCAACGGCAAATGGTATTGGTAACCAGTTCTATAGTATTTGGCAAGGTGCTATTCAAGGCACAAACGCCTACAAACCATTCCGGGTGGATTGGTGGGATGTTCCAGGACGTGACGAAGAATGGAAGCGTGAGACAATTAACAACACGTCACAGCTTCAGTTTGACCAGGAATTTGGTAACACATTCTTTGGTACTGGTGATACTCTAATCGGTGCAGAAGCTCTTATGAAAATGAAAGCAATTGATCCGGTTCGAATCTTAGAAGGCGGCGACTTACTCGTCTATGAAGAAGCAGCCGAAGGTCATGATTATATTATGACTGTAGATGTAAGTAAGGGAAGAGGACAGGATTACTCTACATTTAATGTGATCGATGTAACGTGTAGACCTTTTAAACAGGTGGCTGTTTATCGATGTAACTCTATATCTCCAATACTCTTCCCTGATATTATTTATAAGTATGCAACTTCTTATAATCAAGCATATGTAATTATTGAGTCAAATGATCAAGGTGTTTTGGTTACTCGTGGCTTATATCACGAATTAGAATATGAAAATATGCACGTATCATCTGCATTAAAATCGGATGGTATTGGTATTGAAATGACCCGTAAAGTAAAACGTTTAGGTTGTTCTGGTATTAAAGATATTATTGAAAATGATAAACTTATTATTAATGACACAAATACTATTTTAGAATGTTCTACGTTTATTGCAAAAGGTCAATCATATGAAGCAAGCGATGGCAATCATGACGACCTAATGATGAATCTCGTTATGTTTGGGTATTTTGCAACTACAGAAATGTTTGGTGATATGACGAACATTAACTTAAAAGAAATGATGTTTAAAGATAGAATGCAACAAATTGAAAATGATTTAGTGCCATTTGGCTTTATTGACGACGGATCTGCCGCTATTGATGACTGGGAACAGAAAGAAAAAGACAAAGAAAACCCATGGGCAGTGGAATACGGTACTGTACACTTCTAAAACTAAATTTCTTATAAATAGAAGTAATTGATAGAAACCGTATTATGAAAAACATATAATTTAACTCAAAGGGAAAGAGTCATGGCAGTATCAGAATCTCCAGCGATTACCATCAAAGAGATTGACCTTTCTGGGTATGTTCCGAACGTAGGTTCAACATGGGGCGCTTTTGTCGGAGACTTTGGCTGGGGTCCAGTCGAAACCGCAGAAGTAGTATCCGATGAATCCCAGCTGGTCGCTAAATTTGGTAGTCCAACTAAAGCAAACGCAGAAGATTTTTACACAGCTGCATACTTCTTAAAGTATGCCAGCACAATGTATGTAACCCGTATGGTTACAGACGTAGCAAAAAATGCACATAATGGCGGTAGCACAGCGCCGCTAGTTAAAAACTTAGATCATTTCGAAGAGCAACTTTCAGCTCTTACAACAGATGGTGCAGGCATCATTGCAAAATGGCCAGGTATTTTAGGTAACTCTTTAAAGGTCGGAATCGTCGGTGCCGCGCAATATACCGGTTGGGATTACGAAGATGAATTTATTGGTGCACCAGGTACTTCAGCTTGGGCAACAGCAAGCGGTGTTGATAACGACGAAGTTCACGTAGTAGTTGTTGACGCTGTTGGTGTAATTACCGGTACTAAAGGCGCAGTATTAGAAACATTCCCATTCGTTTCTTTGGCACAAAATGCTAAAGCAGCTGGTGGTGGTTCTAATTATATCTTAGACGTAATTAATAAAGGATCTAATTACGTTTGGATTACTGAAGCAGGTCTTCCTGCTGGTGGTGCTAAGATTGGTGAAGTTGCTGTAAGCGGTGACGATCTGGCAACAACAGCAGAAGTTGATGCAAGCCTTACTGGCGGTGTTGATTCTGCCGATCTGACAACATCAGAATTCCAAACAGGGTATAACATTTACGGCGACGGTGAAAACATTCAGGTAGACTTCCTGATTGCACCAGGTATGGCAACAAGTGCCAATCAGTACGGCATTATTAATTCGCTGATTGCTATTGCAGAAAGCCGTAAAGACTGTGTGGTAGTTGCTTCGCCAGCTCGCGGAGATGTTATTAATAACACTACACCAAATGCAGATGTAATCACTACATTCGGTAGCACTACCTATACATCGTATGCATTCCTGGACAACAACTATCTGAAAGTTTATGATAGATACAACGACCAGTATATCTGGATCCCAGCATCTTCATCAACTGCAGGTCTGATGGCAGCATCTGATAACGCAACTGCTCCTTGGTATTCACCAGCAGGTCAGCGTAGAGGTGTTTATCTGGGTGTAGCTAAACTTGCTTACACACCAAATAAAACTGAAAGAGATCTTCTGTATAGAAACTCGATCAACCCAGTTGCTAACATTCCTGGTCAGGGTATTCTTCTTTACGGTGATAAGACACACATGGCACGTCCAAGTGCATTCGATCGCATTAACGTCCGTCGTCTGTTTATCGTAATGGAAAGAGCAATCTCGATCGCAGCTCGTAACGTTCTGTTCGAAT